AGTAGGGGATTAAAAGAAAGAGAAAAGCAAAAAACAGAAAGAGAACAACTGAACAAATCCATATCCGAAGCAACGGCAAAAATAGTGGAGTTGAACAAAACCAAAAGCACAATAGAGTTAGAACAAATAAAAATTGAAGCGGAAGTAGGGCCATTAAAGTATGTTGCTGAATTGATTTATGGTGAAGACGCAAAAAGTCATTTTGATGAAGCAGTTAGAATTATCATACTCATACTTATATTTGTTTTTGATCCACTTGCTGTGTTATTATTGATTGCTGCTAACATATCAATCAGACAATGGCGTATGAAGAAGTCATTAGCAAAGACTAATGAAAAAGAAAATTTAGAGAAGAAATTAGATACACTTCAAAAGAAAGTTAAAAAATTAAGAGGTTATCAAGGTTTAGTCAAAGAATTTGGTGATGATCCAGACGAAATAAGACTAAAACTCAATCAAATCTATGATTTTAATGACAAAAATAAGACTTGACAATGAACTTAAAAAGTGATATATTATAATAATGGGAGACAATTATATGATAACAAATGAAGACTTAAAACGATTAACAGGTGATGAACAAGTAAAGAAACATAGACTTAGTAATCTTGCCAAAGCGTGTGCAGACGCAAACACAGACGAAATGAAAGCAATGTGGTATAATAAGTTAATGGATTTAGCAAATCAATACAATTTGAAAGATTGGGTAATGAGGAGTTTAATACACTAATGAATATATTTTACGTAGATAAAGATCCTGTCAAAGCGGCAGAAATGATGTGTGATAAACATATTATTAAAATGATATTAGAGTCTGCTCAAATGTTATGTACAGCAAAGAGAGTGCTAGACGGTACAGAATATTTTGATACAACAAAGAATGGTCGTAAGATTAAAAGATGGCGACTTGATAATCCTAATGAAGAAGCAATCATATACAAAGCAGGTTGGTTAGGTCATCCTAGTACACAATGGGTATTGAAGTCTGCTTATAACTATGTATGGTTATATAAACATATGATGGCATTAAATGAACAATACAAATTAAGATGGCAGAAAGATAAAGACCACGTTTCAATCACAAAACTAGGTCAACTATTATCTGTGCCACCTAAAAATGCTAGAGTAGATGTAATCGGTACAGAAGCAACACCTGCTATGCCAGATCATTGCAAAGTGCCAGGTGATAGTGTTGCGTCATACAGAAAATACTACATACTAGAAAAAAGAAGATTTGCTAAATGGGAAAAACCTAATGCAAAAATGCCACAATGGTTTAAAGAAGGGATACAATATGATACAAGAAGATGAGTCTATGGAGATAAGTAGAAGACAATCAAAAATTAATAGAGATGAAAGATTGGCTTCAGAAAGAGGTATGATAAGATTATTTACACCTACGGAAGAAGATATATTAAGAAAAGGTTTAAAAGATGGTGAAGTCAAAGACTAAAGAAAAAAATGGAGAAGAAAAATGCGAGAACAAATAATAAACGCTCTAAAAGCACACGCTAGAGGACACATTGAAAAACATAAAGTCAATGTTGAAAATCTAATACAAAACAATGTAGGTGTTGCTGAACATCCTGACTTATTAGAGTCAATTGAAAAAGAGTTAAAAATAATTGCTGATTATGACGATCAATTAGCAATGTTAGACAAATACTTTTAATGCCTGTTTATACATTTGAAGACACAAAGACTAAAAAAGAATTTACGGAACATATGTCCATTTCAGAAATGGAAGAATATTTGTTGAAAAACAAACATATCCGTCAAGTTATTGTGCCTATAAATATTGTTGGTGGGGTATCAGGTATAACTCACAGAAACGATCAAGGATGGAAAGAAACACTATCTAAAATTGCTGAGGCAAATCCACACACGCCTCTAGGCCGAGAACACGGCAAGAAAGATGTTAAATCAATCAAAACAAAACAAGCAGTAGATAAAATGAAAAAGAAATACGGAGGTGTAATTTAATGTCAGATAACATACCAGATTATATGCGAGGTTTTGATATTTCAGATGATTGGGGAATGACACCTGTAACATCTGCTCCTACACAACAACCTGCTATTGATCCTAACATAATAGAAAATTCAAATTTAGAATTATCTAAAGTCAAAGAAGATGTAAGAGATATAAAAGCAATGATGAATGAAGTAATGGAGATCGTTGCTCAAAAAGAAACTATTACAAAAGAAATTACAGACGAAACAATTAATCAACGATTTAAAGATTTAGAGAAGATTGTATTACCTTTTTTATATAATCTTTCTAAAAGTGATGAACCTTATATACATTGGCCAAATAGAGGTCCAATTATTAAGGCACAAATAGAGAAAATCTTAAAACTAACAAGAGGTTAATATGAGTGTAAAACAATTGATTAAACATAATCATAAAGATTTAAAATCACAAGTAAATGAAATGGAAGAAGTACGTAATAATGATAGATCAACTTACAGTTGGTATAATTTAAGACAACTCAAAAAACTAAAGTTAAAAGCAAAGGATAAACTAAATGAGATTAAGCAAAAGCTTCACGCTTAGAGAGTTAGTAAAATCACAAACTGCCGAAAGGGAGGGGATTAATAATAATCCTAGTGAGGCACAAATCGAAGCGTTACAAAGATTATGCGAAAACATTTTACAACCAGTCCGTGACCATTACGGAATGCCTGTAACTGTGTCAAGTGGTTTTAGATCAGCACAATTATGTACAAGAATTGGCTCATCTATTAATTCACAACACGCAAGTGGCCAGGCTGCGGACTTTGAAATTTTTGGTATTTCAAACCAAGAATTAGCACATTGGATAGATAAAAATTTAGACTATGACCAAATGATATTGGAGTTTTGGACTCCTGACGATCCAAATAGCGGATGGGTTCATTGTTCTTATAAGAATCCTGAAGAAAATCGAAAAGAGTTTTTAAGAGCATACCGTGATGAAAACGGTAAAACAAAATACGAAAAATACTCTTACATTAAATACAACAATCAGGAACCTACAAAAGACGAATTAGATAATATGATGATGGACAAGGGCATTTAAACCTTGACATTTTCTATATTATGTGTTATATTATTATATTATGAGCAAATTTAATTTTATTGAAATAGACAAGACATTATTACCAGATACAAAAGGTAGAAGAATAGACGGTCATAGATTTTACGAGATTGAAGGTAAAAACTATCCGTCTATTACTACTGTTTTAAACATTAGAAAAAGTGAAGGACTTAAAGAGTGGCGTAAGAACGTAGGTGACGGCGCTGCTAATTGGGAAATGAGAAGAGCCGCTAATCGTGGTAAAGCAACTCACACATTAGTAGAAGAATACTTAAAAGGTGAAACACCTAGTGAAAGAGGTGTATTACCCTTAGGACTATTTAAACTTTTAAAACCATACGTAGATCAGATTAACAACGTACATTGTTTAGAAACAATAATGTACTCCCACAAATTAACAATTGCAGGTCAGGTCGATTGTATTGCAGAATACAACGGTGAATTATCAGTAATTGATTTTAAAACAGCAAACAAAGCAAGAGAAGAAGGATGGATTGATAATTACTTCTTACAAACTACTGCTTATGCAATGATGTATGAGGAGATATTCAAAAAACCCATTAATCAAATTGTAGTATTAATTGCTGCTGAAGACGGTACAGTTGCTTGTTTTAAGAAAGATAAGAAAGAATTTATTGAACCTTTAGCAAAGGCAATTGAAGACTTTTATAAATATTATGAAGAATTAAATAAAGGAAAAGTCAAAAGTACGAAATAATTTAAAGAGGTGATTTACAGTACCTACTTGCGACCTCAACAGCTAAAGGGAACAATGAAAAAAATAATAATAGTTTTAAGTTTATTATGTGGAATTGCATATGCTGAACACGGTGTTGACGAAAAACATTATGAATTATATTGGCAACAAATACCAGCAGTATGTGGCAAATCAAGTATAGTACAAGAGTATATTGAAGACAAAGGTTTAGAACCTGTTTATATGAGTTTAGGTAGAGCAGGAAGTAAACCAGATGGTGAACCTGTTTATATGGTAACAACATATGAAAAAGATGACCAAGTTTTAGTTACTGTTGACTTACCAGGTGCAGGAGAAACTTGTATTTTATTTCACACTTATAATAAGAGTGAAGTAAAAATGAAAATTAAAAAAGGTGTATGAAAACAATATTAAGTATTTTGATTGCAGGATTATTAATAACTGCTTGTAGTATAAGTGAACCAAGATTATCTTTTGGTAAAAAATGTATGGTTAAAGATGACAAAGTTGTCTATTCATATGTTTGGGTATGGGATAAAAGTGTTGGTCTAACTGCTACAGAAGCAGATTGTGAATATATTGCAACACACAAATTAAATAGAATTTGACGTTGAAGGTTAGATAATAACTAGTGAGGACGTGGGTGCAATACCCACCACCTCCACCAATTTAAAACACATAGATGTGTGCTTTGAGGGGGTGAGTAGATTCGACTGCTACTAAAACTAACTGGAGTTAAATCGCTGATGTCGTAACATCAAACTATAAATGCTAACGAAAGTTATGCACTAGCGGCTTAGGTCGCTGGGGTTTGCCTGTACCTTGCAACAGAAACAGGCATAAATAAGAATGCTATAACACACAAACACAAACAAAAGGAGTAAATTATGGCAACAACATCAAAAAACGCTTATGAAATAAGAAGCGATCTATTAGGCTTAGCTAAATCTTTAGTTGAGTTTAACTATCAAATACAAGTAAACAACTATGAATTTTCATCTAAAAAAGATGGCGATGAAGTAGTAACTACTTTTAAAGCACCAACAGTATCAGCAGACGATATAATTGCAACTGCTAAAAAGTTTAACGACTTTGTAACTACTGGTGATAGTCTTTCTACTTTTAAAGAAGTAGGTCAAAAGATGTACGAAGAAGGTTTAAAAAATACTAAACCTTTTACAGAAGCATATCAGAATATGATAAAGGCTTTCTACCCACACTTAAACGGTACAAGTAAGTAATATGTGGCCTTACAATTATTGTGAGTGGAAACAAATCACTCACGGTCTTAGTAAACCTAAAAGTTACTGGAGAAAGCACAAATCATTTATATTGATGTGTACAATTCCATCAATAACTTTAATTTGGCTATTATCTTTAGTTATCTAAAGGTAATAAAGGGTGGTGAACGCTAGCGGTAGTAACCACCCTTTACAAATCAGTAAAAATGTGATATAGTATTATATTATGAACAGCAAAGAATTTTCACTTAAAATAGAATCAATAGTCAAAGAAAAACGCATAACATATATGGATGCTATTATATGGTATTGTGATACAAATGACCTTGATGTAGGCACAGTTAACTCAATGATTAACAAATCATTGAAAGAAAAAATCAAAGACGAAGCAATCAATTTACGAATGTTGAAAGAGAAAAAGGGTGGTGTCTTACCATTATAAGTATGTATGGAGGGTTTGATGTATTTAAAGTCTATCTGGCAGTTAAATTACATTTTACTACCGATTATGATTTCTTTGAATATGGTGGTAAAGTTAATTGCAAGTTAGATACATTTACAAAAAGAAATGATAGATATTTTTTTCATAAACTTAGCACAAAATATAATAAAGATGAAATATTAGATTTCTTTGTTGCTAATTTTTGTGAAAATAGTAAAAAGTGGATAGGAAATTTATTACAAAATGATGGACGAGAAACATACCTCAATTATAGAAAAGTTAAAGACAATTTCAGTTACCATTTTCGAAACGATTGCATTAATATTTGCAACGACTTTGATGTTAAGCGCCTTTCTTTTAATGATGGTTTTGAGTGCTTTGGCGGACAACATCCTAGATTTTTACGATTACTTATTCAAAAGAAATTATCGCTACAAACCGCAATCGTGTTTAACGAAGTCATATCGTTTATCAAAAATTGGAATAAACAAATTGATGAAAAGGTTGTATGGCCTAAAATCGCA